AAAAAAATCTCCGGGGGTCATATTTTCGGAGACATTCCATACGGTTTCGGGTTCCAGTTTAGTTTCCCCTCAGGGTTGGTGAGCCCGTTCTCCTTTCAGGTCGATATTTTCGATTTTATAAGGGATCCGAAACCGTATGAAATGTCTTCTGAAGTATGATCTAACTCTATGAAAGGAGGCATATTTGTGGCAAAGGAAAAGAAAACTACCAAACAACGACAGGCCCCACCAGCCACCACTATCGATGCTAGAGAACAACAACTCATAGCACTCGCTACAAACCTAGCAGAACAACAACTTAGAGATGGAACCGCATCATCACAAGTTATGTCTATATATTTAAAGTTGGGAACTACTCGAGAACGAGAAGAGCGAGAGATATTAGAAAAGCAAAAAGAACTAATGACAGCTAAGACCGAGCAGTTACAAAGTAGTAAACGACTAGAGGCATTATATGCAGACGCTATAGGAGCCTTTAAAATTTACAACGGTCAATCCGAAGAAGATGATGGAGATGATGACTACGATGATTAGAACATATTCTGAACTAATTCAGATAGACGGTTTCAAAGATCGTTTTCATTATTTAAAACTACCAGGTAGTGTAGGTAGATCAACGTTCGGTATAGACCGATATTTGAACCAACAAATCTATACCTCTACAGAATGGCGTAGACTTAGAAGTTTTATTATAGCTAGAGATTACGGGTTGGATTTAGCCCATAAAGACTTTCCTATATTTGGACCGATAATTGTACACCATTTGAATGAGATAACTATAGAGCAGATTCGTAACTTCGACCCAATCATATTTGACCCAGAGAATCTGGTATCAACTGCAGTAATGACACACAAGGCAATACACTTTGGAACAGAAGAATTAATACCAAAAGATTTAGTTGTTAGAAGAAGAAACGATACTATACCATGGAAGAAATAAGGAGGGCTTACAATGTCTAAAAGTAAATCAAGAACAAACTACAACAAGGTTTCAGAAGTTGACGAAACGAATGAAGAGATCGTCGACATTCAAGAAGATGTAGTCGAAGAAGAAGTTAAAGTTGTAGATAAGAAGGTATCGGAAAGAAAGCGAAAAGTAATAGCACACCGTCTCAACGTTAGAACGGAACCAAACAGAACTTCTGATGGAATAGAACTTGTATTAAGGGGTGATATTCTAAAGACAATTGGTAATGAGAAAAACGGATGGGTTAAAGTAGAAACGCCTTCTACAAAAATTGGTTATGTATTAACTACCTTTTTAGGTAAGGTAGATGAGTAAGATTTTAGCAACGATAAAGACTTTGGTTGGTGTAGGTGTAGAGTACACCCATTTCGATGGTGACCTCGTGGTTTATATAAATTCAGCCATGCTTCCACTAAAACAAATAGGTGCGGGAAAACCAGACACCCCGTTAGTAATCGATGAGAATACTGAATGGGATCAACTCTTTGAAGTTGATGAGTCTTTATCGGCTGTAACTACCTACGTTAAAAATTCAGTTAGACTGAAGTTTGATCCACCTACATCTGGATATTTGATAGATGCCATAAGAGAACAAATGGCTGAGGATATTTGGAGAATTAGGGAGTTTATAGAATCGAAGGAGGTGGTCACGAATGACTGACGCCGAATATTTAAAGCATTATGGTGTTCTTGGTATGAAGTGGGGCGTTCGTAAGTCTCGACGTAAAGCCAAGCGAGAAGCGAAAGCTGCTACCAACAGAAGACATCGAGTTATGGACATGACTGATGATCAGATAAGAGAAGTCATAGCCAGAATGAAACTCGAAAGAGAGTATATTAGTTTAACAACTCCTGAAAAATCCAAAGGTAGACAGGTTGTTGAGGAAATACTAATGAGTTCCATAAAATCTACAGCCAAGAAAGCTACTAGTAAATCCATGGAACGAGTCATGCTTCAGATGTTTCCACATCTAGCTCCAGACGAGAAGGAAAAGAAAAAAGAAGATAAGAATGATTAAGAGGTGATAAGGTATGCTTTCTAACACGGCTACACCAAAGTACTACGGCATATTTAGAGAAGCCGTATTAGACGGTGACATACCGGTTAACAAAGAGATATCTATGGAGATGAATCGAATAGATGATCTTATAGATAGTCCAAAGATGTATTACGATGATATGGCTGTTGAAGGTTTTATTAAGTTTTGTGAGAATGAATTAACGCTTACTGATGGCGGCGATTTAAAACTATTAGACACTTTTAAAGTTTGGGCTGAGCAGATATTTGGCTGGTATCACTTTGTAGAAAGAAGTGTTTATGAACCTAATGAAGATGGACATGGAGGACACTATGTTCGAAAGTCTATAAAGAAAAGACTAGTCAATAAACAATACTTGATAGTCGCTCGTGGTGCAGCAAAGTCTATGTACATTTCATGCATACAAAATTACTTCTTAAACGTCTTTACGGAAACTACACATCAGATAACAACAGCACCAACAATGAAACAAGCAGAAGAAGTAATGTCTCCGATAAGAACATCTATCATAAGATCTAGAGGTCCACTGTTTAAATTTCTAACTGAGGGTTCGATGCAGAACACTACTGGTTCAAAGATGAATCGTATGAAATTAACATCCACAAAAAAGGGCGTTGAGAACTTTCTTACGGGTTCACTACTCGAAGTAAGACCTATGAGTATCGATAAGCTTCAGGGATTAAGACCTGTATGCTCATCTGTAGACGAGTGGTTATCTGGAGACGTTCGAGAGGATCCTATCGGAGCTATAGAACAGGGCGCATCTAAACTTGACGACTATATAATACTGGCCGTCAGTTCAGAGGGTACGGTTCGTAACGGTATCGGCGATGAAATCAAAATGGAACTAATGGATATACTTAGAGGTGATTACATAGCACCCCACGTATCCATATGGTACTATAAGTTGGATGATATTAGTGAAGTTGACGATCCTTCTATGTGGCCAAAGGCACAACCGAACATAGGAAAAACTGTTAAGTATGAAACATACCAAATGGAAGTCGAAAGAGCTGAAAAAGTACCAGCTGCACGGAATGATATTTTAGCAAAACGTTTTGGTATACCCATGGAGGGATATACATATTTCTTCACCTATGAAGATACAATACCACATAGGAGACGAGATTTCTGGGGGATGCGATGTGCACTCGGTGCAGACCTCTCACAAGGCGACGACTTCTGTGCGTTCGATTTTCTATTCCCATTACCACGAGGTGATTTTGGAATCAAGACTCGATGTTATATAACAGATCTAACACTTAATAAATTACCAGCGGCAATGAGACAAAAGTACGATGAGTTTATAAATGAAGGAAGTCTTATAGTTTTAGAAGGGGCAGTCTTGGATATGATGGATGTATATGACGATCTAGATAGACATATTTTAGATAGTGAATATGAGGTCGAGTGCTTTGGATATGACCCATATAATGCAAAAGACTTTGTCGAAAGATGGACTGCCGAGAATGGTCCCTTTGGGGTTCTCAAAGTAATACAGGGGTCAAGAACCGAGTCCGTACCATTGGGTGAATTGAGAACCTTGGCTGAAGAACGAATGTTAATATTTGATCAGGAGCTAATGTCCTTTTGTATGGGTAATGCCATAACCCAAGAAGATACCAACGGTAATAGAAAGTTATTAAAGAAACGATATGAGCGTAAAATAGATAGTGTTTCTGCGGCGATGGATGCTTATGTTGCATACAAGGCTAATAAAGAAGCATTCGAATAGGAGGTATGTAATGAATGGATGATTTAAAGCATTATGGTGTTCTTGGTATGAAGTGGGGCGTTCGTAAAAAAAGATCTACCATATCTAGACTCGAGAAGAATAATGAACATCTCAACCGAAGATTACAGAAAAAGGAATGGGAAATAGATCAGAATAAAAAAAACCAATCGTCATTAGTAAACGAAACTTTGTCGAAAATAGACCCAGACTCACTATCTAGTGCTGATAAAAAACTAGCAAAAGCTGCCGGTAATAGAATAAAGAAAATGAATAAAGAACAGCTTGCACTATACAAGAAGGGATATAAGTATAGGGACGCCATCGATAAGAATGTGGCGTTAATGCAATACCTGGAGCAGATACCCGGGGAAATAAGTAACCGGGATATAGTCATGGGTCAGGCTATAGTTAGAGAGGCCTTTAGTCTACCGAAATCTCTAAGAAATACTGAGTTTAGAGTTAAGGTGGATAATATGAAATAGGAGGTAGTTAAATGGCTAACAAAATAACCACTAGATTAAAGCATGGTTGGAACGCCTTTCTAAATCGAGACCCAACGGTCGAACCTAGAAATCTTGGCTCGGGCGCTCATTACAGACCGGACAAACATTACTACAGGGCTACGAACGAGAAGTCTATTATAGGGTCGATATACAGTCAACTAGCTAACGACGTCGCATCTATAATGATAAGGCATGTTAAAGTTGACGAAAACGGTAGATTCCTAGAGGCGATAGACTCACCGTTGAATCAGTGTTTCAACACAAGCCCGAACAAAGACCAAACTCCCGTCTCATTCAAAATAGACTGTGCAATATCACTATTTGACGAGGGACATGTTGCAGTAATACCGGTGGATACATCTACAAACCCTAATGAATCCGGGTCTTTTGATATATTTAGTTTGAGGACTGCTAAGATATTAGAGTGGTTTCCTGATCACGTTCGCGTGCGAGTCTATGATGATAAAGCGGGTATAATGAAAGATATTATTATGGAGAAGAAAGTAATAGCCATAGTCGAGAATCCGATGTATTTGGTTATGAACGAACCTAACTCCACATTATCGAGATTACGTAGTAAATTAAACATCTTGGATCAAGTAGACAATCAACTAGGCTCGGGCAAGTTAGATATCATAGTACAATTACCGTATGTAATAAAAACAGAGTCTAAGAGGGATGCTGCAGAAAAAAGAATTAAGGATATTGAGATGCAGTTGACAGGTAAGTATGGTATAGCTTATACTGACGGTACTGAGAAAGTAACACAACTCAATAGGGCTGTTGATAACAACCTACTAATACAAATACAGTCTCTAACCGACATGTTATATAGTCAGTTGGGATTAACACCTGAGGTTTTTAATGGTACCGCGGATGAAAAGACAATGCTCAATTACTATAATCGAAGCATATTACCGATCGTTATAGCTTGCGTTGAAGAGTTCAATAGAAAGTTCCTAACTAAGACCTCGCGCACAAGAGGACATAGGGTCATGTCTTTTAGAGATCCATTTAAGTTAGTGCCAGTTAGTGAGATAGCAGATATAGCTGATAAGTTTACTAGAAATGAGATTCTATCATCTAATGAAATTAGAGCTATATTGGGTATAATGCCATCTAAGGAACCGGGTGCTGATGAATTACGAAACAAGAATCTAAACCAAGATAAAAATGCGACTAGTGAACCAAAACCGGTCGAGTCGGAAGGAGACAAATAATATGAAGTATGATTTTAGTGGATACGCTACAAAAAACGATTTAAAGTGTTCTGATGGTAGGGTCATAAAAAGAGATGCCTTCAAACATAACGATGGTAAAAAAGTACCATTAGTATGGCAACACGGACACGATGGACCGGATAACATATTGGGTCACGCAGTACTTGAAAATCGTGAAGATGGAGTTTATGCCTACGGTATATTTAACAAATCCAAAGCAGGACAAGAGGCAAAAGAATTAGTTGAGCATGGCGACATTACCGCGCTATCTATATTTGCCAATCAACTGGTTGAGAAAGCTAATAACGTCTTACATGGCGCTATTAGGGAAGTTAGTTTAGTAATATCGGGAGCCAATCCCGGAGCTTTTATAGATAATGTGGCAATAATGCATAGCGATGATACATACGACATCGATAATACAGAGGCCATCATTACTACAGGCGAGGAAATTGTTCATGGTGAAGATATTACCGAAGACGAAGAAATTGCTCACAGTAACGACAAAACATTAGCTACCATATTTGGTACTCTTAATGAAGAGCAAAAAGACGCTGTATATGCAATGATAGCAGCTGCAGTTGATAGTGGTGTGGAACATGGCGACGATGATGACAACAATTTAGAACACAAAGAAGACGGAGGATCTAATATGAAGAAGAATATATTTAGCGACAAGGCGGATAACAACACAAATACGTTGTCACACGAGCAATTTGGTGTTATCTTAGCTGATGCTACAAAACTAGGATCACTTAAAGAAGCTATATTAATGCATGCTGTTGATTATGGAATCGAGGACATCGACGTGTTGTTCCCAGACGCTCAAACTTTAACCAGGGATCCAGAATGGTTAAAGAGAGAAGATGATTGGGTTGCTGGTATATTATCAGCAGTTGGTAAGAGCCCATTCTCAAGAATTAAATCTGTATTTGCAGATATGGACATTGATACTGCTAGAGCTAAGGGTTACATCAAAGCTACTGAGAAAAAAGAAGTATATTTCAAGGCAGCTAAGCGTGTAACTACCCCAACAACTATCTATGTTAAGCAAAAGCTAGACAGAGATGATATCGTGGATGTTACTGATATGGATATTGTTGCTATGGTTAGATTCCAACTAAGAACATTGTTGGATGAAGAGTTAGCACAAGCTATCTTAATCGGTGATGGTCGTGCAGTTGAAGATGAGTTTAAGATTAGTGAAGAGAACATTAGACCTATCTGGACTGATGAAGATCTTTACTCAGTTAAAGAGCAGCTCACCACTAAGACTGATTACAAAGCAATGATTAAGCAAATTGCCCTATCACACAAAAATTACAAAGGTTCTGGATCTCCAAAATTCTATACAACACCTGACGTACATACTCAAATGTTATGGGTAGAAGATACTAATGGTCGTAGAATTTACGAATCAGACGCTACATTGTGTGCGGCTCTAAGAGTTAGTGCAATTGTTGAGATTCCTCAGTTTGAGGGTAAAGAAAGAACCGTAGATCTAGATACTCACGAGTTAATTGGTATGAAGGTTAACTTGAGAGATTACAATGTTGGTGCAGACAAAGGCGGTCAAGTAGCATCTTTCGATGACTTCGATATCGACTTTAACCAATATAAGTATCTAATGGAGACTAGAGTTTCTGGAGCTTTAAAGAAAGCTAAAGCTGCTCAAGTATTCGAGTTTGTAACAGCTGGTTAATAATGGAGGTAAATGATGCCTAAGTTTTTTGGAAACATCGGCTTTGCCGAAGCTGGAAAAACAGCACCTGGTGTCTGGACCGAGAAGATAGTTGTTAAGTCATATTCTGGCGATATTATCAAGAACATTAAGCGATATGAAACCGGCGAAGGGCTTAACGACAATCTAACCATTAACGTTAGGATTAGTATCATTTCGGACCCATATGCGGATGCTAACTTGGGTAACATTAGATATGTGGAACTAGGTGGTTCTAAGTGGAAGGTTAAGGATATCGACGAGATACAAAGACCTCGAGTAACTCTCACACTAGGGGGTGTATATAATGGATAGAGAAGAATTAGATATTCTGTTATCTACACTTCTAGGAAGTGAGAATGTATATTTTCAACCACCAGCCACCATTACGATGAATTACCCTTGTATAATCTACAAAAAAAGTAGAGAAAACGTTAAGTTTGCAAACGGTAGTAAGTATTTAAAAAAAACCGGATACCAAATAACAATAGTTGATGCTAATCCAGACAGTCTGATACCGGAGAAGATTTCGAATTTGTCATATTCTAGATTCGACACTACCTTCACTAAAGACAATCTGCATCATAGCATCTATACTGTATATATTTAAGGAGGAACCAACATATGGCAAAATTAAAGTGGGATCAAATAGGTGAAAGACTTTATGAAACTGGTGTACAGCAGGGAGTATTATATCCTGCAGTAGATGGACTATATCCAACGGGTATAGCTTGGAATGGATTGATTAGTGTTTCTGAAAGTCCAGAAGGCGCAGAACCAAAGGCATTATATGCTGATAATATCCAATATCTCAATCTTATGTCTAAGGAGAAATTCAAAGCTACGATTGAGGCATACACGTCACCAAAAGAATTTGATGCTTGTGACGGTAGCGTAGAAATTGCAACTGGCATTAATGCGCAACAACAAACTAGAACACCTTTCGGTCTAGTATATAAGACTAGTATTGGTAATGACGTTGAGTTTGGCGAGCACGGATACAAGATCCACGTTATCTACGGATGTATGGCTAGTCCATCAGAGAAGGCATACAAAACCGAAGAGGAAGATCCAGAAGCTATCACATTATCATGGGATCTTTCAACAACCCCAGTACCTGTTACTGGCTTCAAACCTACTTCTAAGCTAGTTATCGATTCTACAACTATCGAAGCATCTAATCTTTTAGCTATTGAAGAGGTGTTATTCGGTAAAGACGGATCTACAGATCCTGTAGTAGAGGCGATAGTACCATCATTACCATTGCCAGACGCGTTGATCGCGATGATGGCATAACAACATCAGGTAACCTAATGTGGGGGTCCTTCGGGGTCCTCACATATTTAAATTTTATCTCTTGAAAGGGGAATAATTAGATGATTAAAGAAAGTATTACTTATGTGGATTATGACGGTATCGAAAGAACTGAGAACTTTTACTTCAACTTCTCAAAAGCAGAACTAACAATTATGGATCTTAGTGAAACTGGCGGACTCAAGAAACGTTTGGAGACTATCATAGCTTCTCTAGACAGTGCTGAGATAGTTAGTATGTTTAAGAAAATAGTACTAGATGCGTATGGTGAAAAGTCCGCCGACGGTAGAAGGTTCGTTAAAAACGATGACGTACGAAACGACTTTATGCATACTGAGGCATTCAGTATACTCTTTACCAAGCTGGCTTCGGACGCAGAATACGCAACAAAGTTTATAAACGGTTTAATGTCTCCTGTACAAAAGAGAGACGATCAACCAACAATAGATGCTATAAGTAAATAGAGGGATGGTGTAGAGAATGATCACAATAACAATACCTGAAGTAGAGTTGTTTGACGACGAAAAAGAAGAATTCACGACGATAAAAAAACAATCTATAACGTTAGAACATTCTCTACTATCCATTTCAAAATGGGAGTCGAAATGGGAAAAACCGTTTCTATCCGATATGAAAAAGACAAAAGAAGAAGTCGACGATTATATACGATGTATGACTCTAACGCAAAATGTAGATGATTCGTCATATTTGAATCTAACTAAGGAAAACCTGGATGACATAGGTGCATATATTGATGCAGAGATGACTGCCACTAGGATTAAGAATACCAAGAAGGGTGGGGTTAAAGAACGTATAACCTCAGAATTGATATATTATTGGATGATACAATTGAACATACCCTTCGAGTGTCAGAAGTGGCATTTAAATAGATTATTAACATTAATTAACGTTTGTAATAACAAGAACTCACCTCAGAAGAAGATGAGTAAAGCTGAGATAATTGCTAGAAATAGAGAATTAAACGAGGCTCGTAGGAAGAAGTTAAATACTAACGGATAGGGGGTTGTCCTAGAATGCTTAAGATAACACAAAAAGGTAATTGGGATAAATTAGTAAAAGATCTACGTAAGTATTCGGCAGCTAACTATCAAAACATATTACACAAGTATGGAAAACGTGGAGTTATAGCACTAGCCTCAGAAACTCCAATAGATACTGGTGAAACTGCACTATCTTGGTGGTATGAGATAACTAACGACGACCTCACACATTCGATAGAATTCCATAACAACTCTATGGCGGGTAGAACACCCCTTATAATTTTAATTGCTTATGGACACGCTACTAGAAATGGTGGTTACGTTGAGGGTGTGGATTTTCTTACACCAGCAATGACTAAATTGTTCCAAGACATGGCCGATGAGATATGGAAGGAGGTTTCTAGATTATGAAAGAAACCAGAATAGTTAAATTAGATTTCGACAACAAATCATTTGCTATGGGTGTTGAGTCTACACTGAAGTCTTTAGATGAATTAAATAATGGTCTAGAATTAAAGGGCGCCAGTAGGGGCCTAGACTCACTTTCAAAAACCGTTAACAAATTCTCACTCGACAACGTAATTTCCAATATAGAATTAGTGTCATCAAGATTTACAAATTTAGGAATAATGGGTAAACGAGCGCTAGAAAACATAATGGATTCGGTCTTGAAGTTCGGTGGGACAACAGTTAATAAGATCATGGAACCATTATTGGGCGGAGGTACAAAAAGAGCTCTAAACATACAACAAGCTAAGTTTCAATTCGAAGGTTTGGGTATGGATGTAAAAGCTACAATGGATAGTGCGTTAGAAGCTGTAACAGGAACTGCGTACGGTCTAGATGCCGCCGCAAAGGTTGCATCACAATTAGGTGCTTCTGGTATGCGTGCTGGTGAAAAGATGACAAGCTCGTTAAGAGGTATAGCAGGTCTTGCAGCAATGACCAGTAGTCAATACGACGATATCGGACGCATATTTACTACAGTTGCTGGTAATGGTAGACTTATGGGTGATCAATTATTACAATTATCATCTAGAGGTATTAATGCCGCAGCTGCTATTGCTAAACAATTAGGAACTACCGAAGAACATGTTCGAGACATGACGTCTAAGGGTAAGATATCATTTGAAATGTTTTCAGAAGCCATGGATGGTGCATTTGGCGAACATGCTAAAGCTGCTGGAAAGTTATACTCTGGTGCATTAGATAACATGAACGCTGCTATTAGTAGAATTGGTGCGACGATTGCGGACGTACACTTCGAGAACATGAGAGATCAATTCAACGCATCGAAGGTAGCTATAGACGCATTTCACGAAGCAATAAAACCAGCATTGAAAGACATCAACACAATACTGACACTATTCTCAGACAAACGTATAGAGACTATCAACGGGTTAGACTTTACGAATCTATCGGTATTCATGAACGTAGGTGGTAGAGATGCGATCATAAGATCACTAGCAAATAGCTTTAGGGCGTTAGTCCATATAGTAAATGTTGGTAGAGAAGCGTTTAATGAGATATTCCCACCTAAGTCGATGTTAGAGATAATAAACATGACTATCGGTATTTCGCAACTTACCGAGAAATTCAAAATGGGAGAAAAAGATACAGAGAATTTGAGAAAAACATTCAAGGGATTCTTTGCACTCCTAGACATCGGTGGACAATTAATTAATGCCATAATAAGTGGTATAGTTTTATTGTTTACTGCTGGTGAAAAAACAGATTCTACATTCTTATCAGTTACTGGGAGTATTGGAGACTTCATTGTTGGTTTAAATGAAGCCATTAGATCTTCCGGTATATTTCATCATATAATAGGAACCATGGTTGGTATTATACTCATGCTACATAAGATAACTACTACAGTTGGTAAGGCCTTGATAAAGTTCTTTACACCACTAGTGGATGTATTTAGAGAATTGTTCACGGGCGTAAAACCTAGTGTCATATCTGGAACTTCTGAATTCTTGTCGGATACCGCAGACGGTCTTACTAAGGTGTCCATATCCAGTGCAAGTATAGCAGAGACGTTCAAGAAGATTAAGGACGGTGTTATAAAGGCACTACAACCAGTGGTAGATCTTGGAAAAGCTATAGGTACTATGGCTAAGGCTTTAAGAGATGAATTTATGGGCTTCATAAACAAGTTCGATAATAGTAAGTTTGAAAAAGCTATGGGAACTGGGATATTAGCAGGATTTGTAGTTCTGATTTACAAAATAGTAAAAGGGTTTAAAGCTCTATTTGCCTTTAAAGCAGTTGCTAACTTCTTCGATACATTTCATAACACATTGAAGGAATTAAAGGGCGCTCTATTTACTCTACAACAAGAAATCAAAGCTAACATGATTATCAAGATAGCAATCGCCATAGGTATACTCGCTGTATCTCTAGCACTATTAAGTCAGTTAGATACCGGTAAGATGTTAGTGTCTAGTATGGTTCTGGCTACATTAGCTGGAGAACTAGGTGTTATGGTTGCTATATTTATGAAGTTGGCGGGTGAGATTGACACTACAAAATTCATAGGTATATCTCTATCTATGATAGCATTATCTATAGCTATAGCTTTCCTAGTAAAAACCGTTGCTCGTTTGGGTGAGATAGATTCGGAAGAACTTAGAAAGGGTGTAATAGCAACGTCGTTATTGATGGTAATGCTCGCCGCATCTGCAGGACTTCTAACCAAAGAGTCTAAAAATATGGCTACTGCATCCATTGGGTTAATCATGTTCGCACAAGCACTTAAGGGATTTGTAGTAGTTATTGAACAATTAGGTGCTATGGACTACGATCAATTATATCAGGGATTAGAAGCTACGGGATATTTACTCGGCGGTATAATGATATTTATGATAACCGTGTCAGCGTTTAACATGGAGTCTGTAGGTATAAGTCTGGGTGCAGGTATGTATGGCTTATCGCGAGGTATTATGAAGCTCGCAGAGTCAGTAAAGTTCCTAGGTGATTTAGATATAAACGTATTGAAAAAGGGTATGGTAAGTATTGTTATATTACTAGGTATGTTGACTGCATTTGCAACGTTGAGTGCTAAAAACACATCTATGATTCCAACCGCAATAGGTATGGTGATACTAGCAGGGTCTATATTCTTATTTAGAGATGCTTTAGTCAGCTTATCGGACATACCAATAGCTGTTATGGAAAAAGGACTTACTAGATTAGCTATATTACTAGGCGTATTAACATTAGCAATGAATTTACTACCAAGTAAATCTATAATAGTTGCAGCGGGACTTCTCGTTATGGGACTAGCATTAGAACTAATTGTTGGAGCACTTAAGAAACTTGCTGGCGTTGAAAATATGGGTGATGGTCTAATGACCTTGGCCAAGACGTTTGGTATATTAGCGTTAGCTGGTATATTAATGGCACCTCTTGTACCTATACTAATAGCTATTGCTGGAATAATGTTTACCTTTAGTTTGGCTTTACTAATGGCTGGTAATGGTATAAATGCTTTTGCTGACGGACTAACTATATTATTAGCTATAGCAGCAACGTCTGAAGCCGGAATAACGAGAGTGTTCTCTAATATTGGTGAGGGCGTGAAGGTTTCACTAATGAAATTTGCCGAAGGATTAATATTAATGGGTAGATACGTTCTGGATCAAACAGAGTCTATGGTACGATCAGGAATAACGTTGATGTTTAAAATACTCGGTATGATTGGTGAGAATGCAGGTAAATTTGCTAAAGCGGGGGCCGATATTATGTTGGGCTTCCTAGGTGGAATAAAAGACAAGATAAAAGACGTAACTAAGACCGTAGTAGACATTATCCTAGAGTTCGTCGGTGGCGTACGAGATAGACTACCTGAAATAATACAAAGCGCTACAGATCTAATGGTGGGATTCATAAACGGTCTATCTGACAGTATTGACGAGAACTCAGACCAAGTAATAGACGCCGTATTTAAACTATTAGGAACACTGTTTAGGTTGATATGGAACATATTACAAAAAGCTGAGGACTGGATCAAAGAAGAAGGTAGTGAATTATTAGGTAATCTTTGGTCTGGAATGGAAGAAGCTTTTCCAAAATTACTAACATGGTTTGGCGAAAAGGTAGACGAAGTAATAGATACGGTTACTAATGCTAAGAAGAAATTCTTTGAAGCGGGTAAAGAAGTAATCACCGGTTTCTTTGGTGGTATGAAGGATAACGCAGACGAGCCAGAGAAGGTTGCACAAAACATGGCGTACGGTGTTTTACGAACCGTGGAAAAAGAGTTTGAGATACAATCGCCATCTAGAAAGATGCATGTCGTAGGTACTCAGATCGATAGAGGTTTGGCTAACGGTATTGAAGAAGATGCTGGACTAGTAGATAACGCTATGGAAAAGCTTACGGACGATAGTAAGATAAACGACTTCTTGAATTCACTTACCAAGATGAAGGATGAAGCCAAAGCCGAAATGAAAGATCTAAAAGGTGGCGATGATGGTAAGGAATTTGCTGAGGAGGTAGCGTCAGGTATAGAGCAATCTACGCCAATAGTATCTAGAGCTTCATCATCAATGGGTACTGCTGCTAAATCTGCGTTCGAAAAAGCCGTAGAGTGGATGGATGATCGTAAGTATTATGGTCAATTAACACTAGAACAAGAATTATCAAAATGGGAGGAACTTCAAGCTAAGTATAAAGAGGGTACGGAAGAGCGTAAGAAAATCGATCGTGAAATGTTTAGGGTTAAGAATGAACTAGACAAAAAAGCACACGAGCATTCATTAAGTTGGATAGATGATCGAAAGTACTATGATCAACTATCACTCTCTCAAGAATTAGCTGCATGGCAACGTGTACAGTCGCGATATTTGGCTGGAACCGAAGAACGTAAGAAGGCGGATCGAGAAGTTTATAGACTACAGAAGGAAATTACGGCTAAGAAGAAGTCTCTCGATAAGGATTATTACGATACCCAAAAAGAACTAAATAAAAGAATGGCTGACGACATCAGATCACTTAATAAAGAGTATGAAGATGCTGTTAAGTCTCGTGCGGACGCTATTTATAATAGCTATAGATTATTCGATGCTATCGAAGAACCAGAAGCTATTGACGGTAAGACGTTAGTGACAAACCTTTCTAATCAGGTAGTATCACTGAAAGAATGGCAGAAGGAACTAGGTATTATTAGTAAAAAGGGTGTAACAAAAGGACTCATAGATGAGTTAACCGCAATGGGTCCATCGGCAATACCACAAATAAAAGCACTTAATGCATTGTCTGCTGGTGAGTTAGACAGCTATGTTGACATGTGGAAAGAGAAGCACAAGTTAGCAAAAGATCAAGCAGTGGGTGAATTAGAAGGTATGCGTACGGATACTGACAAGAAGATCAAAGAGATCCACAAGGCTACTAAGACAGAACTTAGCGCTATTAAGGATACTTGGAAGAACGAGTTGGACATTCTACGAGGCGTAAACCAAGAACAACTTAATCTAATAGACCATGCTTGGATAAGTACAATGAACAACATCAAAGGTATAGCTAGTGGAATAGCTGGAGCGATTAGTGGTATTGGAACAACGGTTGCTAAGGCATCTAGTAGTATGGCTGCAGGTTTGGCTAAGATTACAAGATGGGATGACGGTACCGTTAAGTCTATAACGTCGAGTACGTCCGAAGGATTACGCGAGGCGCTCGATAACGTTATGAAAGAGACTGGATTTAGTACTCAGAACCCGACGATTAAGCCGGTGTTAGATCTTACGAACGTGTATAACGGTAAGGATGAGATCGATAAGATTATGAAAGACTATAATCTATCACCGACTTCTTCGATTAGTAAGGCGAGTACGGCCGCATCATCTAGCAAAACATCAACTAGCTCCGTAAATCAAAATGGTAGTGCAACACCAATTAAAGAAGTATCATTTGTACAAAACAACTACTCACCAAAGTCTTTATCTAGACTTGATATTTACAGACAGACAAATAATCAGATAACTGCCTTGAAAGGAGCTGTGACTAGCGCATGATAAAATCTATTACAGTAACGAATAGGCTAAACCAATCAATAGAGCTTGAATTGAGGCATCCGGAGAAATCCGGGTTTCTCATTCAAAGTATAACTGGATTAGGTCCTGTTAAATCAGACATAAATTCAAAAGAGTTGGCCACAGGAGACGGGTCTATATTTAACTCAGCACGTATGAACTCTAGGAACATAGTAATGGATCTTAAATTTCTGTGGTCCCCAACCATAGAAGCTGTGCGCCTACTTTCGTATAAATACTTCCCAATCAAACAAAGGATAAGGATAATGGTTGAGACTGATGCTAGGACTTGTTATATTTACGGTTATGTTGAGTCTAATGAGCCTGATATATTTAGTAATGAGCAAGGGTGTTTGGTCTCAATCATTTGTCCAGATCCGCATTGGATTGGTGCAGGTTATGATGCTAGAATGAGTGCTTGGATAGGTGGTTTATCATTTCCATTGACATTACCGATGACTTTCTCGATGCAGGCAAAGGAGATAATAATAGATAATACCGGTGAGGCTACAACACCAGTAACTATTAACTTCTATGGTCCAGCAATTAATCCAAGGATTACCAACGTCACAACTAATGCATACATTCAGGTTAATAGGGAATTGTTGAGTGGTGAAAAACTAACAATAACGACGTCGTACGGTAACAAGACAGTAATACTTACCGATTCAGAGGGTGTTGAGACAAATGTAAATCGATATATAAGTAGAGATAGTACCTTTTGGAGTTTAGTTCCAGGTAAAAATACAGTACATTATGAAGCCGAGGCCGGTGAAGACCAGGCTAAGGTTGTTATAGATTGGGAAAACAAATACGTAGGAGTTTAAGGAGGTATTACAATGGCAGAAAAATCAAGATTCTTTGACACCGCCCTAACGCCTGAAGGCGAGTTTGATAGGCAGTATCCAGCTAAGGATTATGCTGATTACTTCGATACACTTGTAACGACTGGTGTATTCGCGGATCAATTGGATGCGTTAGCTGTTACAGGTCACGGAACACAAATGAAGACTATACTGGCAACGGGTAAGGCTTTTATAAAAGGTCATTATTACGAAAATGATTCACCGTTAGAGCTAGTTCACGATTTTCCCGGTAGTTTTACGTATGGATAGAACTATGGAATCTAGACATGTTAAGGCTTTTGTTATACCAGGTACTCCTGGTGGGACTGCTCCAGAGCCGATAGAAACTACTGATATTTTCGAAATAGTCCTTGCTGAGGTATTAGTAATAGCTGGTAAGGGCTTTATCGAATCCAACGAGATTACTGATAAGCGTACGTACGCTAGTTATCAAGCGAAGCCTGCATGGTACCCAGAAGGACAAGTTCCAATGGATGCGTGGATGTATG